TTTTTTTGAGGGCTTTCCGAGTTAATCTGAATGCCAATGACTTGTAAGGTCTCTTGAATGTCCAGCGCTTCAAATGGATACCTGTCGCCAATCCTGAACGACTCGAAAGTCATATCTATTAAGTCTAAATTCAAGGCGTTCACATCATACGATACTCTCGCCGCTCGTTGATTCTGTAAAAACTCATCAGCTCTTAAAGACAAGAAGGAAGGTTGATTAATATCGTCAAATATAATCGTCCCCTCAATTACTCCGAATTCCTCAATCAATGCTGGATCATCGAAATAATCAAGTCCGCCATTGACCGACTTCGCATCAATCCTCGGCATGCTTGCATCGGCGGTCTCGTCCTCTTCTGCTTCGATACGAGCACCTAACGGGATCACACGGGTAATCAGTCCAGTCGGGTCAATATCCTGTCTAAAGTCCTGTAAATTGCTTCTAAGCTGTATCGGTGTGGTTCGCTCTTCTCCAACTTCTGCCAGATAGTCGATATACGTGCCATCAGATTCTTCACGCAAAACTAAAAAACCGCCTAAGCGGTCTATCAGATTATCTTTGATTTCAGCAAACGTATCTTCATAACCAACAAAGCGGTAGACATTATCTGTGTTATTCTGGACGGTTACGTTACCTACTTTAAACCGTTTGTGAGGCGGCATTTGCTGATTGTGGAAGTTAATCAAATAAGCGAAAAAATCAGCAATGGTCGTATTTTGAAACTTCGCATGCCTCTGCCGACTGTCACGCAAGTAAGCCAACTTGTCCTCGCACTCATAACGTAGCGTGAATAGCCCTCCTTCTGACATCTGTTGAGTGGGTTTTAACACTCGCCCGTCAAACAATACCTGCCCGTTCCGTACATTCTCCACTTTTGTTAGTGTATTGTACGGTTTCAACATTTGAAACGCTGGGTTGTTCATATTGACATCTAGCGTCATGCTGTCGATACCTTCCAGCACCTTGTCAATCGTAAATTTCACTTTTAATTCATTGACAAAAGGGGAATGGATAACCACTCCCTTCGTGTCGTTATGGTTCTCATAAGCTGTGACGAGATACATTAAATCAACTCCTTATAAAAGCGGAAGGACACCGTGCCTTGTCCGCTTAATGTAAGTTGGTTCTCGCCCGGCATCAGCCTGAACCCGATATTTTTAAATGTCGAATTATTAATTTTAGCTTGTCGTTGTCCGTTTGATACGGTCACTTCACCATTGGCTGTGATTTCAGGAACGACTGACGGAACGCCGACATTATATAGTGTGATTGTTCGACTGCCATTCACTTCATACTCAATGTCTTGTGCGATGTCTAAGTCAAAATTAAATATGTCCCAGATGTCATTGCCTTCAGGTTCGTTGGCAATTTTGAAGGGATAGCAATCAAATTCTATAGTTACAATCAATCGGCCGTAAACATGGTCATCATCCGTCGATACACCTATACATTTGCCTAAATAGTGATAATTAGCATCGTAGGTATCTTCTAACTTGATCACGCCATGTTTCATTAGCCTGTTTTCCAAAACCGTCTGTCCGTGCTTTCTGTACTCCTTGTCACGTTCGTAGATGTGGAAAGTGTAAGAAATCGGTCTGTTTTGGTAACTGTCTTCTCCCAATATTCGACTGAAGTCATACACGCCATTTTTGAAAGCGACTGATTCGACTATCTCATTTTTCGAGGGGGTAGGGGCAGAGCGACTGATCAGCCACATGTTTAATGCCTTGCTGTCAAAGTCCCCGAATGTGATTCCTTCTGTTATTGTATTGCTTACATCAACACCATTCGTAATATCCACTATCTACCCCACCTCTCTACTAATTGTGTTTTGTCTGCACCTGTTCGGTCATATCGGTTATACGTAGCGCCGACCCATTGATCGCCGTCTACATAAATGTCTTGATTTTTGTGTAGCAACTGTTCGATTAAACTTTCTAGTCGAGTGTTGCCGGACAATTGAGCATTAGCGGTCGAGTGTGTCGCATGTGCGTTCACATCAAACGACCGTCCCCCCAGCACGCTGTTCATGGCTTTGTTTACTTCACCCTCGCCAGAGTAGATACCTTTGGCGATCTGTTCCATGATCCCGTTGTTCTCAATGCCGGCCAGCGGACTTGATTTATCTTTTGGCGGAGAGAAAGGTAGCAAATCCCTTGCCTTCTGCATGACGCCTTTAACCGCACCAGTTACTTTTCCTATTGCTCCGGTTATTCCTTCAGCAATATTTCCAATGATGTTTGCTCCGGCTGTTTTGAACCGACCGAAGAAATTTTTCACAGCGTTAAATGCATTCTGCATGCCATTTCTGACAGCTGAAGTCACTTTAGAAAACGCATTAGCAACCGCACTTCTCAAGGAATTAAAAATGTTTGTCACTGAGTTTTTCAAATTATTTGCAATATTTCTGGCTTGACTGAACATATTGGTAAAGAAATTAACGACTCTCGATACCATGTTTGATACAGTGCTTGCCGCTCTGCTTCCTAAATTAATGAAGAATCCAACGACCGCACTAACTAAACTTGACACGATGCTTCTAGCTCGACTGCCTAAATTTGAGAAAAAACTAACGACAGATGATACCATCGTACTGACAATACTTCTGGCTCGTGATCCAAGATTCGTGAAGAATTGAACCACTCGACTGACTGCATTGGAGATTGTTTCTCTCATTCTCTCGCCTAAATTAGTGAAGAAGTTAATGACCGCTTGCGCCATGTTCTGTACGGCTGATTTTACACGCTCATGCAATTCTGCCGCTTTCTCTTTGATCGTATCCCAGTTTTTCCACAGAGCAACACCAATGGCGATTAGAGCGCCTATGGCTAGTGCTATTAAAATGAATGGACTATGAAGGGCAATCGTTACAGCGGTTAGTGCTGTTTTAACAGCCGTTATTACTTTAACGACAGTTACCAGTGCATAGAACGTAGCCATCGCCCCGGCAATACCAGCAATCAGAGGACTCCATCTGTCCAAAAATTCGCCAACGCTTGCGATTAAATCTCTTAAGTTAATGTCTAAAATAGCCTGAGCGATATTTTTAAACGCTGTCTGTATCGTCTGCCAGATCGGTGATTCACCTAAATTGGACGCTCCGGTTAGAATGTCTTTGAATATATCCACAGCTGATTGGAACAGTGTGGAATTAAACACGGCGTCAAAGGCAGCGAACACAATATCCATGGCTCGTTCAACGGCGCTTTCTATCCTCGGCATGTATTCGATGAACCGTTCGGCAAAATTCGCCACAACTGGTGCAATTCGTTCGCCAATATTAATGGACAGCACGGAAAAAGCCGCTTTGATTTTGTCAAATGAGCGACCCAATCCTTGTTCCATCTGATCATAGGCTGTTTCTGTTGCGCCTGCACTGTTTTGCATTTCTTCTAGTGCTTCAGTGAATGAATCTGTTCCTTTTCCTGTCAGTGCGAGTGCTGCATTCATTATGTTATCGTTAGGGTCTTTATCCTAACTTCTTACTGTCGCCAGCAAGTTCAGACTATATCATCACCGTTTAAGGTGTCGGGCGCTCTTGTCCGCTTCATCACTGTTCTAGTGGTATGCGATTAGTCGTTACACCTTCTATCTATCCCTAGATAGCTTGGCTCGGTATTATCTCTTTTAATTGTGTAGTTAAAATGTTATTTATTTTATTCTTTTTAAAATAAGGAATTCTAATGAGTTTAATATTGTTTTCTTCGCAGTATTTATTTTTTATTTTGTCGGTCTTTCTGGTTCTTAAGTAACTTTCTTTGCCACTAATCACGCTGTCTTCTCGATATCTGAAATGTTGAATACCGTCATATTCTATCAAAGCATATAATTTGCCATTGTCTGTATATGTCGCGAAGTCAAAAGGTAGTGTGTATTTATTTCTGCAATCATCAAATCTTTTCTGTTGAGAGAAGGTTACGTTGCTTTCTAATAAAAACTGTTTAACTTCTTCTTCGCCAAAAGAGGTGATGTTACTGCAGCACACATGACCTTTATACAACATTTTAGGCGTGGTTTTATTCGTTGCTCCACACTTATTACAAACATATTTAATTGGGCTGTTGACGCTTTGATATTTGGTTTTTAACTCAATATGACCGTGTTCTTTCTCCATATCTTTAACAAATTCATGATTAGTTCGTTGTTTGTTCCCTGCACAATAAGAGCAGCCGTGACCAGATAACAAATCGGAAGGCGCTATGCTAATAACCTCGCCGCATTCGTTATGTAAAATGTCTAATTTGCTGTGAGTTTTTCTATACTCCCCTTTAACGATATATTCATCGCCATACATTTCTTTTACATCACTAACAAATTGATTGTGAGTCTTGGTTCTGCTCTTTAATCTGCATTTAGGACAACGCTGACCGTTTAAAAAATTAGCCGGTTGAACACTGTAAACATTCCCGCATTTTTCATGCTTAACGCTTATAGATTCCAACGCTTTTTTGTACGGTTCTAAAAAGTTGTACTCATTACCGACAAGTTCTTCTACTTGCTTTATAAATTCCTCATTAGTTTTCTTTCTCATTTTATATAACACCGCCTTGTATTTATGCCTTTATTATAACATAAATCAAGGTTCTACACCACTAAACAAATAAGAGATTTCCACCGAATTCACCCGATGTTTTAAGCTGCCAATTTCTCGACAACTGGGCAATGTTGTTTACCCGCCTCTACACTTCCAAATAAATCATTGACACCAACGCCTGTTTCTTTTGCATGCTGCTCCATTAACTGTAGGGCGTCTTGTACATTTCCGCCTTCTGCAATAAAGTCCTTAAAGGTCTTTCCGGATACTTCTTGGAATGTATCAGATGCTTTTCCGCCCTCTTTAGACAGTTCGACTAACGCTTGTCTGACCTGTGTGGTCGCAACTGAGGTTGGTGTTCCTTGCGCAGTCATCGTAGCCAGCGCTGCGGTAACATCGGGTGAATTCGGTGGAAATCTCTTATTTGTTTAGTGGTGTAGAACCTTGATTTATGTTATAATAAAGGCATAAATACAAGG